TTTGTCTCTGAAAGGCAATTGTGCATCTGCTAAAATTTTATCTGATTGTGCCTTACTCATTCCTGAGTTCGTTACTCTGTTGTATTCATTGTCTGCATTAAACTTAGCCATTATCTCATCTATAGTTCTATCATTAGGATCACCATATTTACTTTGAATATTTTCAGTCATCCTCATAACATTATTTAAACCATCTCCCATACCTTTAGCTATATCTCGCCCCATGGTATTTGATAACGAAGTATCTACACCACGCCCATTGTTTGATCCGTTAGACATCATGTCAGGCGGTATGTCTGATATTTTAAAACTTCCACTATCATCATCGGCAGTATAAGTAAAACCGTTTCGCATGTTAGTTTTAGAATAAGGTGTCATCATATCTATAAACTTATTTTTTCCTTTAGTAAATTCTGCATCTGTTAATGTATTAGTATTAGTGTTAGTGTTAATGTTGCCTCTGCTACCTCTTGTGCTTGAACCATTAGCCATAAGATTAGGTATTTCCTGTATTCCTAAGTACCCATTAAGAATATTGTTTGGTTTAATTGCTTCATCTCTTATTGCATTGTAATAGTATTGACCATCTGAATTTCCTATACTTCTGTCTTGATTTAATAAACTAGCATCCATACCTGAACCTCTTTCCGCAGACATAGCATCAAAAGCAGCCCTTTGTTCGGCATTAAAATCTTTACCAAACGTCATACCGCTAATTGTTGCTGTGTTCTGTGGCAAGGAGGAATCGTCACTCCCAACTACTTTCCCGACTTATACCCCGCTATTATTTCACCTATTGACATGCCTGTAGAAGCGTTAGTAGGTGTATAGCCACTTGAATTTAATCTTGGATTATTGTATGGTACTGTAGGAGTAGCGCCTTTTTGATCTAACAAAGGATTACTGTATGGTTCATTAACAATTGGAGTGTAGTTGTAATTTTGGTTAGAAGGATGACCTGGAGATTTACGTGGATCACTAAAGCTCATCTGACTATCATCTAAATAGTTTTGTGTTGCTTTAGCATCAACTTGTCTTTGTGCTTCTCTAGCACGTCTTTCCTCTCTCATTCTATCTATATTAACTTGGTTTGGATCAACATCATTGCTTCCACCACCTCCACCACCCATAACACCACCATCTGTCACAGTCGTACCACCTGTAGCAGCTCCAGCATTTTTACCAAACATAGCATCGTACATCTCGTAAGCATCAGGATCACGTTCTTTGCCTTTAGCAATAGCCTCGTCATACAATCCCATAGAATCATATCCTCTCATACCATTAGCATAAGTAAATGGTTCAGGCATACCAGCCATAGCATCTGTTGGCGCATTAAAACCAAATGCTCTAGCTGCATCGTTATTGTTGTTAAAGGCTGATATTTGATTAGGATCAAAGGCTGCAACTTCCGCCCCCATGTAAGGTCTAAAAGGTGTTGCTGCAAAGTTTTCAGCTCTTCTTATATTGTTTTGTATAGGACTTTTTAACCAATCAGGTAAATCCGTTTCTGTAGTTTCACTTCCACCTTTTCCACCACTCATCTTAAAACTCCTTCGCTAATGTTGTAAATTGTTGTGTCCATCCTTTAGACTTCAACACTTTTTGCCATCCTTTACGTCCAGCTATACTCATTCCTGAACATCCTTCTTCTTTTGCCCATGCCATTGCATCATCGTGCATGTCAGTAATTTGTTCTATCCCTTGTCCTTGATCGCCTCCAGCTAAGAAGACATGAAGCACTTTCTTATTAGGATACACTACAAGTTCAGTAACCGCACAACCGTTAGCATTTAACCACAGTTGCATTTTTCCACTTAACACCCCATCAACTACATCTTTAAAGTTGTGAGTGTCTCCACCTTTATTAAGTGCTGACTGTATCCAATCTTTGCACCTCATTAATTCTTTATCTAATGTCATGGATCGTATTTTAACTTAACCCAAGCTCCATTCTTAGATACTACAACAGCATTTTGTGCTTCATCCCACATTATAACACCATCTTCTGTTGCCTTAGAATCGGAGTCTTTAAACTGTAATTTATTTCTAGTAGAAGTCATAAAATAATTTAAACGCTCTGCCCACGTTTTCCAATTAGCTCCTAAAGGTGGTGGTGGATTAGCTATACTCATCGCTTTCCTCCTGGCTGTGCTTCTATTCTCATAACACCTGAACGCCAATTAGTATTTCCTACACCCTGTATCTTTAGTCTAATCTGTCGGCCTGAAAATCTAACATCTGTAGGGTTACTTAACGAAAAAGCACCATGCGTTGTTTCTGTATCATTCGGATAAAATCTACTTTTAAAAGTTACTTTAACTTCGCCAAGCGTTCTTTCATCAGATATGAGGTTAGTTACTCGCATAATGTTATCACCATTACCTAAACTAATTGATCCTGACTCTGCAAATGGTTGTACAGCGCCATGAGCATACCCAGTTTCTTGGTTGTATAAATTGCCACTAGCATCTGCCCATATAGGTCTATCAAATGTTCCTTGATCTACAGCAGCAGTTCTATCTAAAACTCCCACATTCCAATGACCTTCTTTATAGTCAAGAGAAATATATCTGTTGTTTTCAAGATTTGATGCACTAGGATAAAACCACCATATCTCACCATGCTGTGAATTGTGGACTGCATATACCTTGCTTATTTGCGCTCTATTAATATCATCAAAAACATAATCTAAGGCTTCGCATGGTAATGGTTTTGCTGTAGAACCATCATAAGTAAAAAATCCATTCTTACCCATCCAAAACGCTCCATCATCTACAGCTACTAAAGCCTTTCTTGATGCAATACCACATGCAGTACCTACCCTTTGAAATCCATAAACAAATGGCGCACCTGAGTATTGTGCTACATGAGCATCAGTATCCGTAAGAATTAATGTTGATCCTCGCATCCTAATTCCACACATTATCTGACCAGTAGTCTGTAACTCCATATCACCAGCCTCGTTTGTAGCTGATGGTGACCATACTGTGTTGTTTTCTTTGTCACACCATTGAACTTTACGTGGATTACCACCAGCGCCAAGCGCAAACACAAACCTTTCCTCTGTTACTAAAATTGATACATTTGAAGTTGGCGCATTAGTAACTACTGCTGCTACTGTACTTGTGTTTAATCGCCACTCGTAAATTTTTCCATCTTTAGAAGAACACGCTAATAAATATTGCCCCCATGTATCTAATGCCCATGTTGTGGCTTCAGCATAAACTCCTGAATAAGCTGGCGCGCTACCATAAGCGGTAGAACCATAAAAACTACCACCAAACCCAGTATTTACAGCAGCGTTTATATCTCCAGCAGTAAAACTTGAAGGAGTTATATCAAATACTGTACTACCAGCATTAACATGATAAAGTTTATTGTACGTTCCACTTGCTAACTTTTCATCGTTTCCATTGTCTGTCCAAGTAATCATTGCTCGTGGTGGTGCTGCAAATGCACTTGCTTTTCTTGTTGTCCATCCACCAATTGGTCTTAGTGATCCATCTTGCCATCTGATAAGACTTGCATCACGCCATCTGTTAGAAGACTCAAAATCTGTTCCGTTTCTATGTATGCCCGGTGGTATGTCTAAAGGTATTAATGCCATATCATCCTCATGCTGCTATTTGTGTCCATGTTACTGAATCGTTTGCAATATCAGTCCATGTTACTGAATCGTTAGTAATAATTTCCCATTTCTCTCTGCCTATAGATAAAGTACCTGATGTAGCACTTACTAAACCACTTGTACTTTGCACTCTGTTACAAGTTGCTGTTACTAAACATTCAGGTTGTATCCCTATACTGCCTTGATGTATTTTTTCTACAATTACGCTTACTGTTGCAGTTGGAGATATTGTTATAGTACCATCTTTTACTACAAGTGCGCTAGTAGTCGTTGTTGCACTTGCTGGTATAACTGCTACGCCATCTCTTATAACTTTAGAAGCACCCACAACAGTTGCTGTAGCCGATACAGTCGCAGAAACATTTCGTATTCTAGAACCATTTGCAGTAGTGTTTACTTCGGTAACAGATGTACCGTTTATTAATGCAGAACCTTGCGGTACTCTTCTTGCAAGTGCAGATGTTGTAGAGCTGACACTTACAGTAGCAGCACCATCTAAAACTTCGCCTGTACCAAAGGCTAAATTACCATAATAATAACTGCCATAAACTGACATATATTACCCTGTTAGTTAAGTGTTATGTCTAAGTCACCTGATGGAATACGAAACACATCACCAGTAGCAATAGCTTTTGAAGCCGATAATGCTGCATAAGCCATTAAATTACCTGACGTTGCTGCATCAAAGACTCCAACGTGAGTGATAGTTCCCCATGAACCTGTAGCTGTTGCCCATTCTACTGCTGCGTTGTTACTTGTTGTAGCACCTGAAGTAGCAAATACCACTGGTCTTCTAGCATAAGCATTACCTGAAAGTTCTGTACCTCCACCAGTCTCACCTGGCGCTGCTGTAAATAATCCTATGTATTTTGTTGAAGGTGCTGTATAAGCTGCCCCAGCAAAAACATGGTCTAATATTTCTGTTTCTAAAAAGTTAGTAAAACTCATACTAATCCCCTCACTTTAAGTGTTAACCCTGATCCGCTAAACGTAGCATCTTCAGAGACTTGGTTTAAACGCTGTACTGCTGCGCCATATAATTGCGCCCATACTGCAACTCGTTGGTCATCTGCTAGATACGGTGCTGAATGTAATAACGCTCCATAGAGGTATACATCAGGCGCTTCTAGTAAGAGCCAGTTATCTGCGTTACTACTACTCAAAGCATACAGCTTTTGTATGTAAAGTAACTCAAAATCTGTGTCATTACTTGGTGTTGGAAACAGTTGGAACTGTCCATCAGCGTGTGTGTAATGTGTTGGTGTTCCTAAAGTATTGTTATTAGCTTCACGTTTATCTGCCATGGCATCACGTGATATAAGATTAACTACTGACGTACCTGTGCCTGTTAGGTGTAATCGTATTGTCTCTACCCAATCTGCTGGTATCTGCATGTATTCATCTAATGCACTTTGTTGTCCACTAGTCCTAGCTTCCATCTTCCAATGTCTAATGTCTCTGTTGATCTGTGACTCTGCTAATGCTATGAAATCAGGTATAACAGCAGTAAGATCATCCCTATTTAGGAAGTCTGCAATACTTGTTTTTAAACCTGTGTAGTTAGTTAGTGCCATATTAAAGTCCTAATTTAGCGTAAAGTATATCATTTATTAATCATAGTGTTGATTGTTATAGTAGTAAACCTTGTCTTGCTTCAAATCTTTTTCGTCCTACTTCAACAGCTTCATCTAGAATTCCTTTAGTCAGTTTTACAGCCGGTAATTGTCCACTCATTGACCTATACCCATGATGTCCACCTGGCAATTGTAACGAGTCACCAGTAATACGTTTTCCAGCGTTTTTACCTTCACCTTTGTTAATTACTTCTGCTAAATCTAAATGGCTTACTTGTTCTAATATTCTACCTTCAGGCTTACCTTCCATTTCATACGGATAGGTGCTGTGTGGTGATTTCTTTATAGACTTTGATAGATCAGGTTCGTACAACATATGCAAACTTGTAGGTTCTGTAATCAGTTGGTTTGGATCACTATTAGCTAAACGATGATCTGTTCTTGAGCCTACTCCCTCTCTAAAATTAACATCGATAAGTTTTATAATAGCTTTTCTATCGTCACCATCTAAACCTTTAAGTGGATTTTTTGAATTAACTCCTCTCCAGTCTTGATTAATATTAACAGTTTTAGATACTTTGTTTTTACCTTCCCCAGTTGAAACAACTTTAGTTGATGTTTCTTTAATTAATCTATCAAGTTCTTTCATGTCTATCTTATCTAGGTTACCTTTAACAGCTTGTAACATTGAATTAGCCATTTGATGACTGAAGTCTATACCACTACCTTTCATCTGCCAGTTAGCAAACAATACACCACCATCTGTATTTCTAGAAGCATTTTGTACTTCTCTTAATTTGTTTTGTAGCGCAGATAATTGTGTTTTAGCTGATGCCCATATTGCATTTCTTTTTCTATTATCAGGATCAGTACCAAAACTAGTACCACCTTCTTTCTTGTTTGGAGTAGCTAATGGAAAACCATTAACATTTAATATTTCACCTGTTGTATTACTAGTATCACCCATACCATATACAACATAACGGTTAACATAATCATAAAGTGAGATTGGTGCATCACCTTCAGGTTTGCCATACGTTTGTATAGTTTTGTTTGGATCATACGTTCCTTCTTTAATCATTCGTAGATCACCAACACGTTTTGCTGGTCTTGCGTATGTTGGATCAAGCAATTTAATGTTATCTATAATTCCTTGTGAAACACCTAGACCTTCATAATCACCGCTATTAGTAATAATCTTCTGCATTGGAACACCACCAAACGCATCAGGGAATAATTTATCTACTTCAATAGCAAATGCTTCTGTCTGATCCATGCCTTTAGATACTTGTAACTCTACCTTTTCAACTACACTATCAAATTTGTCTTTAATATCAGGTGTCAT